ACTTCGTTTTGTGTCTCTTCGTTTTGTGTCACTTCGTTTTGTGTCACTTCGTTTTGTGTCACTTCGTTTTGTGTCACTCCGTTTTGTGTCACTTCGTTTTGCATTATCTCACTATTTTTCACCAATTAATTTTATATTGTTTTGTTTGTTATTTTTTCATGGAAAATTCAAATATCATCGAATCATATATGAATCAAGCAGCTACCACCGTAACCTTAACCTCGAACAACAGTAAATTGCTAGTTTCCAAACCCATCGTCTCCCAATCCCTCGATGTCAATGATATCAATGTGTCAACCGACGTTTATCTAAATCATGCTATATATACACCTGTAGGTAGTATATTGACATTTGCAGGCACAACTGTGCCAACAGGTTGGCTTTTTTGCAACGGAACCGAAGTTGCGAAATCTGCTTACCCGCGTTTATTCTCCGTCATTGGTAATTTATATGGCACTCCAGCAATCTCGACCAATTTCGTATTGCCCAATTTAGAAGACAGAGTTCCTGTTGGTAAAACCGTATCGACTTCTGTCGGAAATTTAGGGGGCAATAGTAGCATTACATTAGCTGTAAATCAATTACCGTCGCATACACATACTGGTACAAGCGATTTAAGTGGTGATCACGTGCACACAGGTACAAGCGATGTAAGTGGTACACATTCACACACAGGGACAACCGATGAAAATGGAACACATAATCACTCTATCACCGACCCAGGACATACCCATACTCAAACGACAATCAATGACGATTTCAATAGCAGTGGAGGAAATCCACCCGGATTTGTGGGCGATAGTGCTGGTTCCAGAACATGGACTAATATCAATAGTGCTAACACGGGTATTTCAATCAATTCGGCGGGAAGTCATACGCATACTATTACAACACAAACTGCGGGAAGTCACGCACATACTTTTACCACACAAACGGGTGGAACTCATGCACACACATTCACAACGAATTCCACTGGCGGCGGAAACACTATCGATATTCGCAATAAATATATTGTTATTAATTACATTATTCGTTATTGAAATTTGTATGCCATGTGCAAATCAAAATATTGGCATTTTTATTTATATGTACAAAATGTAATATGAAATGCTATGCGCGTCAATTAGCGAACCAAAAAAAGAAGAATTCCGATTTTTCATTTTGTTAGACAATGACGATTATTTACAAAGAAGTTGCTGGTTCTCTTACAATAAAATTGACCAAATTTTGCAGAATCTGCATATTTTTCCGGGAAAATTAGACGTTTTTTCAGTGGAACAATACACGAATATATTACATCCATTCCATTTTTTACAATCCCCGAAAGTGAACAATAATCCGCTGAACGTGCATCCGCACACGCATCCGCATCCGCACCCGCATCCGCATCCGCATCCGCATCCGCAAAAGAACCGCGTCTATATAAAATTACCAAAAGAAAAAACATATGTTTTGTTGGAAGATTTCGAAAAATACTGGGTTCTCTCTCAACTCAATGAACTCAATGTTCTATTTTTGCGTTTGAATGCAGAGAACGTGAAAATCAAACATTTCGACGAATACTTTGATTTGCATTTCGATGAGCAAGTACCAAAACGTTCACTTGTTGGTATTCACCCTGGAGTTGACGAATATATTGCGTCAATGGGCGTACAAGACCACGATGCAGTCGAAATTAGATATCCATTACCTACAAGAAAAATTCATAATACTTTGAATTATGTTTATTATGAAAAATGGAAACCCATTATTGATTTGAGAATTCAAGGCAAATTTTACGACGAATTTTATTATAAATATGAGAACCTGGCGTTTTTGAACGACACGTTTTTCAATGCATTGCGCTCATTTGGTCTCGATGTTTTTTGCAGACTTACAAATACTTTTGAATTGCATTTCGAGATTTTTTATTACCCCGACGAAATGATTTCCTTATAAAACAAAATAAAATAATTCATTTGACAAATATAAAATCAAATGAATTCCAATGAATATGATTATACGATTGTCATGGCGTGGTTCAATATCCGCGAAAAAGAAGAGAACCCATTGCGTAATATACAGCACAATAACGAATTCGTCATTACCGAAGATTATATGAAACAATCGCGGATTTTCATTGAAAAAGCGATGCCTCTCGTCATTTTCGTGGAAAAGGGCTACGAATCCGTTTTTTGGCAAATACGGCCAACGGCGCTGCATCCCATTACCCGAGTCATTGTGAAAGACTACGACGAATTGTACGGATATTCCGCGCTTTTTCCGCGGTTTCAACAGAATCATGCGCAAAATCCGATCGAAAATCTGCATAAAGAGAAATTCACTGCGCTCTATAATTTCGTGATTAATCAGAAAGTCGAGTTTGTAAAAGAGGCCATTGCGTGGAATCCGTTCAATACTGCCAAATTCGGGTGGATGGATTTGCGACTTCATGATATTCCAGTCGGCGAAATCGACAAAATCTTTTGGCACTTTCCTCAAGAACGCGTATTGATTACGCAGACGTGGTATCCTGGTAATGCTTGCGATGTTGCGAATCGCTATGATTGGTTCAGGGCGACGCGTGGCAGAGTATGCGCCGGGTTTTTTGCAGGGTACAAGGACGCAATGCTGAAATTTTGCGAATTATGCAGGAAGGAGTTGGTAAATGCAGTGAATATTGGTCGGGCTCCGACGGACGAAATGATATATTCGGTGGTGGTTGCGGAGAATTTGGACATGTTTGAACCGCATATAGGTGATTATCCGGATGTCTTGCATAATATTTTGTATAATCGCGCGAATGCATTTTATACGATGAATTATTTCTGTTGGGCTTATGAGAGGGGGTATCATTATTATGTGCACCGAATTGGTGAGAATTTGAAAGGGGCTTATTACAACAAAACGGTCGGATTTAGTAATGAGGATTTGTACAAGGTGTGGTATTATAATTATGTGGCGTGTTTTCATTTAGGAAAGGTGGAATATTGCGGAATTTTGATGGAGGAATATTTAGCAATTTTAGGGGGAATGGAGGACGGGATAGGGATATGGGATGAATTTGAAAAGTAAGTCAAAACAAATTTTAAATTTAAATCATTTTTTATAATGAAGTAATTAAATGATTATAATATATAAATTATGTTAAAAATTTTTAATAAACCTCAAAGTTTAGCACCAGCACCAGAATCAACAGAATCAACAGAATCAGAAGAAGATGAAAATTATAAAAATGTTACTGTTATAAAACCTGAAACTTCAAGTAAACCAAGTTTTTATAGTAAATCTATAGATGCTTTAAGTAATTTTCGTAAAAGGTTTAAAGATTCACCTACATATACTCCAGAAAAACAAACAGGTACTGAAATATTAATGGTAATATACAAAGATGATGGTATTCCTATGTTAATGACTCCAGAAAATAATTTAATTCTTGATAAAAAAGATTTAGATGATATCAATGAAACAATTCCAGAAAAAATAAAAACGTCGGTATTAGCTACAGATACTATTGATGAAGCAAAATTGAAAACAATTAATGTTAGCATAGATAGTGTTTTAAAAGAAAACAATTCAAGAATGGGTAACTTGTTGGGTATGGGCAAACCAATAAGAAAAACGAAATCATTAGTTGGTGGAAAAAGAATATTTAGAAAAAGTCAAAAAAATAGAAACACAAAATCATTAGTTGGTGGAAAAAGAATATTTAGAAAAACAAAAACGAGAAAACATAAAAAGATTTAGTGAAAATTCGTTGAAAATGGAATCATATTGAATAAGAATTTATTTGTTTGTAATATATATAATTAAATGCCAATTAATTTGACATCGATTACATACAATAAAAATGATGGTCTTCCAATAACACTTAATCGTGGATCTATTCAAATACCTGATGATTTTATGAACCACGCCGACGCCCCCGCCCCCGAAGCCGCCAACGACGCCAACGACGCCAAAGCCGCCGCCGACAAAGCCTACGCCGCCAAATTAAATGGCGCCAAAGACGCCAAATTAAATGGTGGTGCAAGAAATACTTCTTCATCTATCAAATCAAAAATGGAGAAAATGAGAAAATCAAGAAAAGGAGGAAAACGCAGATTAAGGAAATCAAAGAAATCCAAGAAGTCCAAGAAATAAATAAATAAAATAAAAACTAAAACACATAATAAAGTAAAATACATAGTATACTATGTTTTTTACCAATTTTTTCCAAAAACAAAACCATAATCATCATCTCGTCGGATTCGAAAACATGAAATTAGCCATAAACAATAAAAAATACACAATCATCAATACACTTTCACTCACACACCAAACATGTCTCATCAAATCCACTATCGACGCACAAAAAGAAGAATCCATAATCAACGAATTATTAGCAAAATACGAAGACACGATTTTCATCATATATGGCAGAAATTCAACAGACGACACTCCAATCAAAAAATACGACCAACTCGTAAAACTCGGATTCGAAAAAGTCTACATTTATTCAGCAGGATTGTTCGAATGGCTCCTACTACAAAACATATACGGAGAACACGAATTCCCCACAACCTCATTCTGCAAAGATGTACTTCCATTTAGACCATTGCCTACAGAATTATAGATATTTAATGTATATGTCAGAATTATTTCTTGCAAATACTGAAATTGAAAAATCAAAACAAGTTATCAAAGAATTAGCTGTAAAATTCAAACTACAATATGATAAACTCGTTCAAGAAAATAATCAAGAAGCTGCATTAAAAATACTTGAATTTAATAATCCATATTTATTAGCATTTACATTTGATGATGCAGATATTGAAAAAATTGCTGATAATAATTTACAAGAACGAACAACTAAAATATCAAATGGTATTAGAGAATCAATAAATACTTTTAATATAAGAAAAATAAATCAAGATGAATTTGATAGAATAGCAAATGAATCAATGTCTGTAGACGTTGCTAATTGTGGTACTCCAGGATGTAGTATTATGGGTGGTAAAAAAACAAAAAAATCAAAAAACAAAAAAAAGAGAACCTATAAAAAACGATAATGTATAATTCACTAATCACTATCACTCGCAATTTTGTAAAACGCGCTACATTGCAAATACATCCATGCACCCATTATCAACCACATCCCCGATATATTTTCGCCACTATTGTAAATCACCCATCTCAATGCCTGACAATGCGGTAATGTCACGCTAAATGGCGACCACAAAAACCCGTATATTCCAGTAGGCGTACAATAATATGTGTATAAATGCGCAGCCGAATAATGCGCCAATATCCAGCTCCCATACAAGAATATTACTGTTGGTACTCTGCGAAACATTTTATATTTATTTGTTCGGTTATTTTTTTTGTTATTTATTTACGAATATTTTCAATTTTTCCACAATAACAAAAAATTGATAATGAGAACTTGCAAAAAATAAAATCATACACAACAAAACAACATGGATCTCAAACAAAACAAACTTACTCGTAGTGAATGGGACAGTATTGAAATCCCGGTTTCTCCTGAAGAAAAGGAAATTCTCCGTCTTATTATGAACGGATATGCAGATATAAACATCAAAATCAACAAGACAGCATCCATGTTAGCATTTCTCAAAATCGATTACACACCCGAAATAGAAACGTTTCTTTACAGTAAATATTTCGCACCAGTTATCCAAAGAATTATGCGCAAATACAGCGAAGACATGAAATTTACCCAAGATATATCCAAACCAACCCAACAACAACAGATGCTCAAGAAAATCCGCAGTATTGATCAAATGCGATTGGACAATTTGGACGCGAATATCCAGCAAAACACCGCGACTATATACGAATATATGCTATTGGAACTATGCCAGAATATGTGCAAATATATTGCCAAGAAAAGCAATAAATACGCGCTTTACTTGTATACGATTATTCAATTACGCAAAACATCGATTCACAATATTAATAAACATGTCGCCGATTTTGTGCAGACATTAATTGATTTTGCTAATGCGCAAACGCATTTACGCGATATCATTGAACGCGCATACGATTTCATTGAACGCAACAAGACTTTGTTGGAATACGCCGACAAGGAATTATTCGCACATCAAAAAGAATTGTTTTCCATATTCAATCAACCAATGAATGAAGCGACTCCCAAACTCGTTCTATATATAGCGCCAACTGGCACTGGCAAGACCATGTCGCCCATTGGACTCGCAGCAGGATACCGCATCATTTTCGTCTGCGTAGCGAGACATATTGGCCTTGCACTTGCAAAAGCGGCGATTTCCATGGAAAAGAAAATCGCGTTTGCATTTGGATGTGAAACGGCGAGTGATATCCGACTCCACTATTTCTCCGCCGCCAAATTCACCAAACACAATAAGAGCGGCGCCATTTACAAAGTGGATAACAGCGAAGGCCAGCTCGTCGAAATCATGATTTGCGACGTGAAATCGTATTTGACAGCCATGCATTATATGTTGGCATTCAACAGTGCAACGCAGCTCATTACGTATTGGGACGAACCCACCATTACAATGGATTACGAGACGCACGAATTGCACGACACTATTCATAGGAATTGGGTGAATAATTTGATACCAAACATGGTATTTTCATGCGCTACATTGCCACACGAAGACGAATTGGTTCCAGTGTGGACGGATTTTCGCGAAAAATTCGAGGGTGCAGATATTCATCAAGTCACGAGTTTTGATTGCAGGAAATCGATTCCAATGATGACGAAAGACGGATATTGCGCCATGCCGCATACCATGTACGAATCGCACGCAACGTTGCGCGAGTGTGTTAGGCAATGCGAATTGAATAAAACGCTTCTCCGATATTTTGATTTGAGCGAAATCGTCGATTTCGTGTTTTACCTACAGGATTGTATTTCACAGGATTTGCAAATCGACACATATTTCAAAAATATTGACGATATTACTATGAATTCGCTCAAAATTTATTACTTGGAGTTGTTGAAGAGGTTGCCCGAACAACATTGGACAACTATATATTCGCACTTCAAAAAGGAGAAAAAATCGCAATTCCAGAAACTTCCGCCGAAAATAATGAAAAGTGCGAGTGAAGACCAATATAGCAAAAGTTCAAAAGAAGGCAAGCCCATTACTAGAACCACTAGTGTACAATCAATCAAACCTGTTGGTACTTTGACTAAAAATAAATTGGTGGATTCCAATGGACTTCTTGTAACTACGGAAGAGGCTTATACATTGACGGATGGACCCACCATATTCTTGTGCGATGATGTGGCGAAAATCGGAAATTTCTATATTCAACAGACGAAAATACCAACAGAATTGTTTCAAATTATTTTGAAAAAGATTGACAATAATAATAAATTTAGTGAAAAGATTGCGAAATTGGAGTCGCAACTTGAAGACATGGAGAGCAAGGTTTCAGACAAGGTTTCGAACAAGGATTCGACCAAAGATATAGAGAAGAATCCGGAAATCTTCAAAATGTACCAGGAAATCGAAACATTGAGACGACAAGTCAAATACGTGGCTATGGATGCCGAATATGTGCCAAATACACGGCCACATCAAAAGAAATGGGCCCCGCCAAATAATGCAGAAGACGACGAATGTCATTTGGACGCATATGTTCCTAGAATCGATGAGACAACCACGCGCGATATTATGGGACTTGACATTGACAATTATCTCAAAGTCATGCTTTTATTGGGTATTGGACTCTTTATGGAAGGAGTCAATCCCAAGTACCTGGAAATGATGAAAACACTGGCTGTTGAGCAGAATCTCTTTATGATTATTGCATCGTCGGATTATGTATACGGGACGAATTACAATTTCTGTCACGGGTTTTTGGGAAAAGATTTGCAAAATATGACGCGTGAAAAGACGCTGCAATGCATGGGGCGTATTGGTCGCGGACAAATACAACAGAAATATACTATCAGGTTCAGGGACGATGAGATGATTTACGGGCTTTTCAGAGTACCGGAAATCAATCGTGAAGCAATCAATATGTGTAAATTATTTGCGAGTGATTGAGATTTATATTATCTATCTCTATCAAATATATCAAATATTATATTATAATTGATTCACAATTACAATATCAATAAAAATATTTTTATTTGTCCTTATTATTTATTATAACATCATAATGCCAAAACTGGCAAAAAATAATTTATATATTTATTTAGTCATTTTACTAATTGCATTTATAATTTTAGTTCTCTATCAATCAACGAATGATTCTGTTGGTACTTATGTAACCAGTTCTGTAACCAGTTCTGTATTACTCGATTCAACGACGACGCCTTCTATTTTAGTTACTTCAGGCTCCATTGGCGGTGTATCAACAAAATATTTACCTGAAGTGGTTGTCGATACATATGGTCCGCCTTTGAGAAATGATCAACCTCCTTTGAATATCGATTTTCACAATGGATATCCACGCAATTCGACCGATGAACGCGGCGCTATTGTTATTGAATCTTTGAATGAAGTTGTAGTACCAATACCAATAAATGTAGAAACGCGTGGAATTCCTCAAGAGTTTACACAAGTCGGAATTTTAAAGACAAATTCGAAGAGCGATAATAGAATACTGTCTCTTTTTGGAAGACAATTAATGACAAGCGGAGATAAATGGCAATATTATACACTGTCAAATATGGGTATTATGCCGACTAGATTGCCTATACGCGTTTTTCAAAATGGTTCATCCAAAGATGCAATGTATGAATACGGTGTTGATCGTTTATATTCTGGAGATTCTATTATAGTCGAAGGATTTGACGATGAATATATTGTCAAGATATACGAACCTAGACAATATCGTTATATAGGATAGAAAATAATGTAATAAAAATATAAATGAAATTAAGAAGACAAAATAAATATTTGCAAAATTTATTTGAAATTGATAATCCAATTATGAAGGGAGGTACAGATGAAGATGATAATGCTGCGCTCATTATATCTACAGCAATTGTTGGTATTGTCGATTCTGACAAAACATCTTCAGTTGCTCCAGTGGGTTCAGATGTTCCAGTTGCTCCAGATCTTTCACTTGCAAATGAACAACAAGAATCAATTGATTCAATAAGAAAATTAATTGAAGAATTTAATAAATCAGGAAACGTAAAAAAATATCCAATAATTGAATTTATTGAAGAAATAAATAATTTTACAAATAAATGGATGAAGCCAATACCAATTGTACGTGGTGTAGTAATTAATAATAATGTAAATTCAGAACCTGATAAAAAATCAGAACTTGAAAAACCAGAACCTGATAAACCAACAATTGGAAAAGATTGTAAAGATGACACAGAAATAAAAGGTCAAAATTTTGATATTAAAATCATAAATACAGTAACAGAGTATGTAAATAAAAATAAACCCCCTTTAGAATGATGAACCTAATATAGAATTAGCAGACATAGGCCCATAATATGAATCTATATTTGACGACGACGACCCTTGATTATATTGTTGCTGCGGATTATCATAATTTTTATTATTATTATAACCCCCTCCTCCTCCTCCTCCTACGGAATAAATTTTTGGTTTACGGTTATCACTTTCTTCATCGTCATCGTATGTAAAACCTAAACTCTCCTTGGCTCTAAAAAAGAGAAGATTAATTTTGTTGGCTAATTTGGATTGAATAGAAAAGATGATGATAAAGAAAGGAAGAATAAAATTGGAAAGAGGTTCAAATTTGAAACCGGAGAAAGTGTTGA